TCCTTGCGCCGAGCCCGCGAGGAGCGGTCCGTTTTGTGCCAGGAGGTTGAACGTCGCCTCCGATAACTGATTCGCCGCGTCGGCCGTCAATGCGTAGGCGTCCAACTGATAGAACCCGCGCCGGCGACCGCACCAACCGCCGAGCGTGTTCGGGTTGTCCTCGGCAACGACCGAGTAAACCAGGAAAGGCGCGACCGGATTTTGCGGAGCGATCGTCGCATATATCCTCGAACCGACGATCGCGGAGATCGCGGAGGCCGCCGCCAGGGTTTGATACAAGGTTTGCTCGATCGGCGTCACGCTTTCGCCTCCCCATATTGGCGCCGCAATTTGGCGGCGATTGCGTCAACGATACGCGAGGCGCGGTCCCGGTAGGATCCGACGACGGCGTCCCGGTTGTCCTCGATCGCCGGCCGGAGGAACGGTTGCGCCGCCATGCGCGACGTGCCGAACTCCACGAAATGCCAGTAATAGGCGGAGTCCGGGACGACGCCCGTTTTTTTCGACTTGCGCCCGCCGCGAGTGCGAACGGCGACGTCATAAAACTGGATCCACTTTGCGCCGCCGTCCTTTTCCTTCCGAACGATGATCGCTCGAGAGAGGTTTCCCGTCTCGCCTTTCGGCGCGTTCGACTTCGCTTTTTCTCTCACGAACTGCGCCATCGCGACCGCGCCGAGTTTGTTCGCTCTCATATTGACCTCGTCCGGCAACGCCCGGAGGATCTTGCGGAGGCCCTCGAACCCGACGAGTTTCGTCGTTGACGTGTTAGCCAAGATCGCCCCCGACGGTTGCGAGGATCTCGATCATTGCGTCCTCGGTCCGGACGTTGCGAATCGCCCGGATATTGTAGATTTCCCCGCGGAACAGGATCCGCGATTTCACCGTGAACCCCTCGAGAAACCGGATCCAGATCCGCGAGGTCGCGTCGCCGATAATTGCCGCGGACGCCAGGCGTTCGCGCGCGGAGATCGGTTCGACGGACGCCCGCACTCTCCGGAAAAGCGAAAACGTTTCGACGACGCCGCCGCTCGCGTCCTGGCTCGCGATCGGATTTTGAATCTCGATCGTATGACGGAGGCGGCCCGCCCTCATAGTCCGAGCCCCAGGCGATAGGGTTGCAAAGCGTCCGCCCAACCGCGGCCGATTTGATACGTCTCGACGTCCGTCACTTGCTCGCGGTTTTCGTAACGGTTGCCGAGTTCGAGGAGGATCGCGTCCCGGATCGGGCCCGGCAACGGATAGGGTTCGCGCGGCGACTCGATCGAGACGTCGTCGCCATATCCCGCGGAATAGTTGATCTGGACCGCGCCAGGGATCGTCGGATGGATCCCAGGCGCGGCGAGGATCACGAGGCGAGCCCGGACGCCCGTCTCCGCGTGATAGCTCGCCGCGTCGAGCGTTTGCAACACGCCGGCGGCGTCGAAATACTTGACCGAGGACACGTTGCGAACCGGGCCGAGAGGCAACTCGAGGACCGACGGCCAATAGTCGAGAGAGAGGCGGACGTCCTGGATCCCGATCGACACGGCGCAATAATTCTCCGCCGCCTGGCGCGCCGCGCGAATGAACCGGAGGACTTGCGCGTCGTCCGGATGGGAGGCCGGCGAGCCCGCGGGATCCAGGTTTAAGTGTTCGCGACCATGCTCGAGCGTCACGATCTCCTCGAGAGGAGGAACGATTGTTTCAAGCCTCACAGTTGCCCCCGTTTCGAATGCGTTTGAAAACGAACGTCCCAATATCCTCCCGGCCGAGATCGCTCTCGATCCTGGACTCCTCGAGACACTCGAACCCGAGTTCGCGCATGAACCAACGCAACCCGGCCGCCGTGAAATACCAACAATGCTCGTCCGGCCGAAAGTGTTTCGACGCGAGGACGTGACCGCGATCGCGATAGATCGGCGTCGAGACGAACACGAACGAGCGCGCGCCGGCCAGGTAAGGCCGCGGGTCGTCGATATGCTCGAGCGAATCCCAAAACGTCAACGCCTCGAACACTTCGTCGCGCGGATCCGCCCACAATCCCGAGGCGCGCAGTTTCGCGACCGCGGCCGGGTTCACGTCAAACCCGCCGAACGTCGAGACGACGCGCCGGCCGATCAACGTCCGGAGGAACGACAGCGCCCCGACGCCGACGTCGAGGACCTCCCGGACCTTGAACCGTTCGACCAGGTTGCAACGCGCGCCCTCGAGCGCGACGCCGAGCGCGGTTTCCTGGTAGCCGCGATATTTCGCGAAATAAGCGTCGTCATAAACGAACGCCGTCACCGGGAGGAACCCGACGCCGTGTTCGTCGTCCCAAGTGAGGAACGCCGTTTCAGGCCGCGCGCCGGTCGCCGAAATGTCGTTCATTCCATGCCTCGAATTGTTGTCTCAAGTGTGAATTGTCTTTGCTGCACTCATGCGACATATCTACGCAACGACAATAGAAGTCCGGCATTGCAAACGACACGATCTCCTCGATCCTGTCGCGCCATTCCGGAGGATAGATCCTCTCCGGCGCGTTGTATCCGCCGAGCCCGCCGGCGACGAGGAACGTCGGGACGCGCAACGCCGGGCCCGCCCAGGCGATCCAACCAACCGGCCCGACCAACGCGGCCGCGTCGCGACATAGGACGAGGAGTTTCCGGACCTCGAGTTCGCCGCGGACGAGTTCGAGATCCGCCGCGATCGGCGCGCCGACGAGATCCTCCTCGCCCTTTTTCAAACTGGCGACCGTCACGATCGCGAACCCGCGCTCGCGCAACCAACCGGCGACCGCGGCGACATACTCCGGCCGCGGGTTGCGCGCCGGAGACGACCATTCGGTCCGGACCGTCGGCGGCCGAACGACGACATAAGGCCGGCCCCGGAGTTGCGGAAAGTCGGTCGAGAACGACCAGGCCGGCAACGTCGGCGGATCCGCCGGCAGGAACCCGAAAGCGTTCGCCATTGATCGCGCGATATTCGTTTGCCTCATTCCCGCGCCCGTGTAGCGCGCCTCGAAATCTCTCGCAATGTTGCGTTTCTCCGGCATCGCGGCCCAACGGGTTGACGGGTTGCTCGCGACGTTCTCCGCCTGGGTTCGGAGCGTTGTATATGGCCGAATGAACCGGACCTCCGGGACGTCCTCGAGGAGTTCCGGCCAGGTTGTCGAGAGGTAGATCTCGAATCCCGGCCAACGCTTGAGCCCCTCGCGAATAAATCCCGCTTGGAGGATCGAGTCGCCGAGTCCGAACATTCCGCGGACGACGATCGCGCTCGTCATTGGAAATATCTTTCGATCGGCGCCCTCGGAAAACAGTCGAGCGCCGTCTCGCGCGAACAATTCACGATTTCGAGGCCGAGGTCCGGCGCCTGGGCCGCGACCGACCGAAACGAGTTGATAAAGTCCGGGAACGGACTCGGAACGTTCATTCCGCCCGGATGATCTCCGAAAAAGTGACGCTTGCCGCTTTTCCCGTAGCCCATGTCGAACCCGAGGAGGAGGATCCGGCGCGCCCCCAGGAGAAACGCGAGGTTGATCGCCTGATAACCGGAGTTCCCTCCGAAATGAATCATCCGAGGATCGGTCGAGAGTCCGGACTCGTGGACGCCTGGGATCCACTTCGCGCCGAACTGGCGCGCCGCGTCGGCCGCTTGAGTCCACAACTCGCCGCGAAACTTCGCGCGAATTTTTTCGATATGGTATTCGATCCAATGCGAATCCGCGGCGTATAGAATCGCGGCGCCTGGGATCTTGAGATAGGCGTCGTTCACGACGACGACTCGACAGAGTCCGCGCCGTTGGGCATGGTTCGCGATTGCCGCGTCCTCGTCGGTAAGACTCGGCCCGGTTGCGACGACAACCGCGACGGCCCATTCTGCGCCGGCGCGGATTTCGGCTTTCCCAGGAGGCCGGGCGCCTCCTCGCGGTTCGAGATCCTCACAAACCCCAACGCCTCGAGTTCGACCGCCACGTTCGCCGGACAGTCGAAACGCTCTCCGCGTTCACGTTGACCAACGACCGTATTTCGAAATTCGGAAACCGCCGTAACGATGACACGTTGCATAAAAAGCGAGGCGGAGTTTCCCCCGCCTCGTCCTGGCGAGTTGAGGTGTTAGACGAAGGTCCCGTAAATGAACGCGGCCGGCCGATAGATCGCGAGAGCGATCCGCTCCTCCGCGAGAATCGTCGCCATGTTCTTTACGAAGTTCGTCCCGTCCTCGAACGAGATCGCGACCGAGGCGTCCTCACGGTCCCACACTTGCGCGCCCTGATCGAACGCGCCCGTAAGGAACTTCGTCGCCGCGAGTGAGTTCGTCGAAACGACAGGCAGTCCCCACAAGGCCGGCGCCGCCTGGGATTGCGGGTTCGAGAAAATGTAACGCCCCGTCGTGTCCTTCGTGAGTTCGATCGCGGCCCAATCCGTGGGATTGAGGACGATCGCACT